ATTAAAATATCAAACAAAAGAAGAATGATATTTTTAGGCAAACATAAATATAGACAAAGTTCTATTTATGAAATGGTTAAAGATGTTATTCCAAAACAAACGTTTGATAAGCCTAAAGTTATAACGCAGTCTCAAAAACATATTCAAAAAAATATGCTTAGGGTAGTAATAACTGAAGGAAAAGCATATTGGATATTGGATAATGTTTTTTATACTGCAAATGCTATAAACGGCAGGGTAGATGAAGAAACAATAAAACCATTAGATGTTGAAGGTATGCCAGCAAAAGAATTAGACAAAATGTTATCAATACTTGATGACTTAAAACAAGGGGTAGGACCAAATGATAGTGGCAGTTCAGGGAACAAAAGAGTTTAACGACTACAACGTATTTTTACGTGCTATGAGTGTTGCCCTATCTGGAATGAAAAATGGAGATAATGAATTCATTATTTATTCTGTTGGTCCATCAAGAATAAATCATTTCGTTTCAGAGTTTTCTAATTTATCAGAACGTGGAATGAAAGCACGAGGTAAAAAAATTAAATTTTATAATGCAGCCCCAGCATGGTTAAGTGAAAATATAAATCAAATTAATTATTTTGCTTTTTTAAGTCGTCCAAAAGAACCAAAGTCAAAATTGGTTTTAGTTGCAGAAGCAAACAATATTGATGTTGGTCTTTTTAGATATTAGGAGAATAAAATGATTATTAGAAGTTTAAATACAATGGAAAAAATTGTAAACAAAAATGAAAATTTAGTTTGGCGTGGCTGGGATGTTATTGATTTAAAAGAATCAGAAATAGCAAAAACCTCTCCAGTAGGCATTAGAGTAAAAGATAAGTGGTATTTGCATAGAATTTATAAACCTGGTCGTAATGGTTGGGACATACCAAATAAGTATAAGGATTAGTCTTGAAACAGCATTTGTGGAAAGACGAAGCCGTATGTCTAGGTCTTGATACCAATATTTATTTTGACAAATATGAAGATCAAGAAGACTCTAGATATAATGTTGACGCACTTTGTAAACAGTGTCCAGTTAGAAAAATATGCTTTGCCAATGGTGTTTCTGGAAAAGAGTGGGGCGTTTGGGGTGGCGTTTACTTAGAAGGTGGAGAAGTTTCAAGAGAATTTAATAAACATAAAACTAAGAAAGACTGGTCTGAAACTTGGCAGTCTTTAACAATGGAGTAAAAATGAACAACATAGATAAATTTTATACTGACGTAAATATTTTTTTTGAATTAGAAAAAATTGATTTTATGAATCATGGCTATTACCCTACATCAAGTTTACTTAATGATAAAAATGAAACATTTAAAAATCAAAAAAGTTTATATTTGTCTTTGTTTAAAGATGTAGATACAAATAATAAAGTAATACTTGATGTAGGTTGTGGCAGAGGTGGGGGAATAAATACCTTAGATAAATACTTTAACTTTAAGGAAATTTATGCTTGCGATGTAAATGAAAAAAATATACAATATTGCAAGAATAATAATTCAAGCAATATTAATTATAAAACATTAAATGCGTTAAATTTAGAATATCCAGACAATTTTTTTGATATAGTAACAAATGTAGAATCTTCTCATTGCTATGAAAATCCATCCTTATTTTTTCTTGAAATAAAAAGAATTTTAAAACCAGGTGGAATATTTTTATATGCTGATTGTGGGGAAACAATTAAGTCTTTTCATAATTTCTTTTATCTATTTAAAAATATTATTTACAAAAATATTACAGAAAATGTACAAAAATCTTGTTTTGAAGATATAACTAATTTTAATAATTTAAATATTAAACAAGAGATTAAAGACTGGCTAGTATTTATTACTAAAAATAAGCATGATGAATATTTATTTAAAAAAGACGAATATATTTTTTATAAATGCTTTAACGATAATGAAAAGAATGGTAAATATGAATAAAGAAAAAATAATACAAATAGTTGGCTTGCCTGGTTCTGGTAAGACAGAAGTAGCAAAAGCATTAAAAGAACGCATTAATGCTATTCATCTTAATGCAGATGAGGTACGTGCTACAGTAAACTCTGATCTTGGTTTTACCGCTGAAGATCGCATAGAGCAAGCACGACGCATGGGTGAAATGGCTAGACTTATTGCTAAACAGGGAGTCGCTCCAGTAATTGTAGATTTTGTCTGTCCAACAGATGATACAAGAGAAGCATTTGGCAAGCCAGACATTTTAATTTTTATGGATACAATTCAAAGGGGTAGATTTGAAGACACAAATAAAATATTTACAGCACCGAAAAAGTTTGACTTTATGTTTTCTGATCATGAAAAAAATCCATACGAAAAAGCAAGTTTAATTATTTCTTTGTTTGAATTACATGATTGGTCTGCACCAACAACACTTATGCTTGGTCGCTATCAACCATGGCATGAAGGTCATCATGCTTTGTATTTACAGGCTGGAATGAGAACAAACCAAGTACTACTTGGAGTACGTAATACACATAATACTAGCGAAAAGGATCCACTTACATTTGATGAAGTAAAGGGTTATATTGCTAAGGATGAGTTTATGAAAGATGCAATGGTATTGCGTTTGCCAAACATTACTAACATTGTCTATGGCCGTGACGTGGGATATAAAATTGAACAAGTAGATTTGGGGGCAGACATTCATGCTATTTCGGCTACTGAAAAACGTCGTGAACTGGGTATCTAATGTTGGACACGGAATTGCAGATGCAGAAGATAGATTTGTTAAAAGCATGTTTGAAGAGGATATAGATCATGAAAGTAACGAAGACTAGATCATTTGTTAAAGCACTAAGTTATCGCATTTGGGGAACACTATCCTCTGTTGTTGTTGCTTATGTCATTACAAAAAATGCTTCGTTATCTATAACAATTGCTTTTTGGGAAACAGTTGTAAAAATATTTATTTACTATGGACACGAACGTGGATGGAATTATGTTCAATGGGGTAGAAAATGATGTATACAGACGAAATGCGTAGGGCTGTACACTCCATCACACCGCCTAAAGGATTTGGCATAGAGATTATTGACAATGAGCACTTTCTTACAGTAAAATTAGATGAAAGAAAATTTTTACACATGGGGCACGATGATAAAATATCAGCCCTTCAATATGTAGTAAAAATAAAAAAGGCTTTAGAGATAAACGGAGCAATTGTATTAGTTACAAGAGAGGCAGTAAAATGATTAAACAACTATTCAAAATTATTGTTTGTAAGGTTAAAAGTCATATCTTGGTTACTGCTGGAGCATGTCCCTTTACTGGGAAAAGTTATAACGCCTGTACAAGATGTGGAGCAATGATAGCAATATGAAAAAGAAAACAAAAATATTAATACTAATAACCTTATCCTTCTTAACTGCCGTAACGCTTTGGGCAGCATCCAATCTAAAAAGAATATCTGACTTAGATATTTTTGATGTAGAAGAGGACTAATGCAAACCTTTCTACCATACAAAGATTACGATCAATGTGCAGAAATGTTAGATAATAAAAGATTAAATAAACAGATATTAGAATCTTATCAAATACTAAAGGTGCTATCTGGCAAATCACCTTCTGGTGCTTGGCGCAACCATCCAGCAGTACTTATGTGGAAAAATGCTGAAAAGTCATTACGCACATATACAAATGCCATGATTAAAGAGGCTAGGCTTAGGGGCATTAGGACAGATGGCAATGAGGCTAATATAGAGGCTCTAGAGGCCGTTTCTAGGCATCTGTGGGGTACTGATAAGCCAGTCTGGAGTAAGCCATCTCATGTAAATCGTGTCAATATTACCCATAGAGCCAATCTTTATCGTAAAGATCCTATTTACTATGCTGAGTTCTATAAAGATACTATGAGTGAGGATAATAAGCCTTGCTGCGATAAATGTTTATACTATTGGGCAACTCATGCCGTTAGAGATAGAGTACAATAGTTATTATGGAAATGACGCTTGTTATATTTTTTGCTACCCTGTCCTTTTCCTTTGGCATAGCCTATTGGGCTACCTTTGACAAACTAAAAAAATCCAATCTTTTAATGGCTGAACTTTTTATAAAAAACAAGGCACTTGAAGAATTAACCTCTCAAATAAAGAACAGCATGGGTATGTCTGCTGACTCAGTTCATAAAGAGAACTTTATTAAGTTCCTTTCTGATTCTAGAGATTGGGCTTTTGAGTATATTGAGCAATCACAAAAAACGATTAAAGAGGTTTCAGACGAACTAAAAGATAAAGGTTTGAACAACTACTCTCAAAAACTTTTAGCACTTTTACCAGAAACAAATCAAGAAAAAAAATAACATGAGAGATGTCTTGTTATCAGTTATTACAGGTTTTGGATGCGGTGTCGTGTTCGCAGCATTCAAATTGCCAGTTCCAGCACCACCAGTTTTTGCGGGAGTCGCAGGAATTATTGGTTTATGGATTGGCTATAAAACACTAACACAAATTATATCCTAGGAGGAATAATGAATAACTTACTAAATGATAAGACAAAGGCAATGCTTGCATCATACGGACGATCTGTCCTTGGCGCAGTGTTTGCACTTTATATGGCTGGCGTAACAGATCCAAAAGATCTATGGGCTGCACTTGTTGCTGCTATAGCGCCCGTTGCATTGAGAGCGTTAAATCCAAACGACAAAGCATTTGGCGTATTGCCAGATACAGGTGCAATTTCGGATGCACTTAGCAAGATTGTACCTGCTAAGAAGGCTCCAGCAAAAAAGAAGGCTGCTAAGAAAAAGTAGTTTGTTTTTGATAAAGGGGGCAAACTTAAAC